CAATTAGACCCAATGATGGGTATGATGTAAATTTAAATTTAATTAATTATGACAAAGCAAGAAATTTTCGAGCAAATTGGTGAACTGTATGAAACATTTGTAACAGAACACAACACAACAACCAAAGCAGGAGCACAACGTGCTCGTAAAGCCATTGGTAGTATCAAGAAATTGGTAACAGATTACAGAAAAGCTTCAGTAAATGAAAGCAAATAATCCTGAAATCAATGTTATTGAGGATAACGTTCTTATTGCCAGGCGAGTTCCGCCTGGTGATAAGTGGCGTTTAGTGGCTAATGAGCCAGATGGTAAAGTACATTCTTCTTTAACTGATACTTTAGAAGCATATATGATGGCAACTGGATTTAAAGGTGAATATAGATTAGCTCCTTTAAAAAGTGAATTATATGCCGTATCAACTACTGAAGAAGTAATAGAACCAGAACCAGAAAAAAGATATTCAATCTACGGGGAGTACTAAAATAAAAGTTGTATATTGGGGCATATGAAGCAACATACATTATTAAATGAAATTTATCGGCCTAATGATTTAGAAAATTATGTAGGCAATGCAACCCTAAAAGCATCTATAGGGAAACAATTAGAACAAAATGATATTCAAAATTATTTATTCTATGGACCCGCGGGATGTGGTAAAACAACTTTAGCTAAAATTATTATTAATAACCTCGATTGTGAATCACTTTATATAAATGCGAGTGATGAACGAGGAATCGAAACTATCAGAGATAAGGTAGTAGGGTTTTCTTCTGTTGCTAGTTTAAAACCTTTAAAAGTAGTAATATTAGATGAATCTGATTTTTTAACAATTCAAGCACAAGCTTCTTTACGTAATGTAATTGAAACGTTCTCAAGAACTACTAGATTTATTTTAACATGTAATTTTGTAGAGAGAATTATTGATCCAATTCAATCACGTTGTCAAACATTTAAAATAGTTCCACCAACTAAAAAAGAAGTTGCAGTCCATATAGCTGGCATATGTGATAAAGAAAGTATAGGTTATGAAGTTCCAGCTTTGGGAAAACTAGTAAGCAAGTATTATCCAGACATTCGTAAAATGTTAAATGCAGTTCAAGCAAGTACAATAGATGGTCATTTACAGCTTGATAAAGATTTACTAGTATCGTCCAGCTATATGGATTCTGTGCTTGAAAAGTTAAAACAAGATGATTTTAAAAATATTAGACAAATAATAGCAGATTCAGGAGTAAGTGATTTTGAAGAATTATTTCGATTTTTATATGATAATGCTTCAGAATACATGCCTAATAAAGAAGGAACAGCTGCTATTTTAATTAATGAACATTTATATAAATCAAATTTTCGTATAGACAAAGAGATCAACTTAATGTCTTTAATCCAAACCTTAATAAATAATAAATAATGGAACAACAAGTTCAACAACCACAAATTGATTTAAAAAACACCCAAGCTGTTAAAACAAGTGATAATACTAATGTATTTCAACAAGGAGTAATTTTACGTAAAGTATCTAAGTTTGTAACTGGTACTCAAGAAGATGCATTAATGCCTATTCCTGTATTTTATGAAGCAAATACTGGTAAAATTTTAACTGATTCTGTACCTAAAGAACTAAGAGAAGAGTTAGCTGATGAACTTATTTGATTGGCTTAAAGAGATTAACTCTAAAAAGTCACCTGTTGAGTCATTTAATGATGATGATTGGGAACAATTTAATTCATATATGATTCACAGGTTTCTTAGTATGAATACTGATCTTATCGAGTTAGTAAATGAGACACAATCCTTTCATCCTACTGAAAAAAAACAAATTTATCAAGTTTACAAAGAATTTATTCCAAAAAATAATAAATGGAATAAATATATTAAACCCAATAAAAAATCCCCTAATAAAGATTTATTAGAATATTTAAAAAACTATTTTAAACTATCTACTAGAGAAATTCTAGATTATTTACATATTTTAGATAATACAGAATTAATTCAAATATTAGGCCAATTAGGGGTAGATAGTAAAGAATCAAAAAAATTAATTAAATAAAATTTAATGATAACTGTTATTTTAAATGGATATAAAAGACCATATGCCTTAGCTCAACAGTTAGAAGCAATAAAATCTCAAACCCTTCAAGCCCAAACTGTAATGATGTGGCAAAATAAAGGTAGTGAGTTTGATTTTGATTTAATTAATTCTACTCAACATGCAAGTTGTAATTCTAATTTAGGAGTATGGGCTAGATTTTCATATGCTTTAAATGCTAAAACCCCTTATATTTGTATTCTAGATGATGATACTATTCCGGGGAGTAAATGGCTAGAAAATTGTATTAGCACTATCCAACAATATGATGGATTATTAGGTACTATAGGAGTTAGATATGAAAGTAATGAAGCATATTGGCCCTCTCATAGGATAGGATGGGCAAACCCAAACGAAAATGTTGAACAAGTAGATATTGTAGGACATTCTTGGTTTTTTAGGAGAGAATGGCTTTCTACCTTTTGGAGAGAACTTCCTGAAATAGACCAATCAGTTTATGTAGGAGAAGATATTCATTTTTCTTATACTTTACAGAAATATTTAAATAAAAATACTTATGTTCCTCCCCATCCTGCTAATGATATTGAAATGTGGGGTAGTAAACCTGAAACAGCTTGGACTATAGGAAACGGCCCAGATAAAGTAGGAATATCCCAATCCCCAGAATCTTTTGAGGCATTTAATAATATTTATTCTTTTTATATTAAAAAAGGATTTAAAATACTAAAAAATATTAATTAAAATGGAAAAATCATTTATTTTACATTCTAATGAAAAATATTTTGATATAGTATCTACTTGTATTAAATCAATAAGACAATACAGTAATTTACCTATTTACTTATATTTAATTAATAGTAATAAAAAATGCAATATAGCTGGTGTTACTACAATTAAATGGGATATATCATTCAAAGAACAAAAAAACAATTATATTGAAGAAGGTAATAACTTTTATATAAATAGAAACAGTAGCGAAATTTATAATATCCTAATCCAAAAACCATTAATTACTAAACATGCTTTAGAAAATTTTTCAGACATAGTAGCATATATTGATAGTGACTCAATTGCTACTCCTTATGTAGAAAATATTTTTAATTATTTTAATCCTAGTGAATCTTATCCTTATTTTAGTCAAGGAATATACCAATTTTTACATTGGAATGGAAGAGGAGGAGCAATGGATGAAAATGATTTAAGTACCACTTTAGAACATCCTATAAGCGAATTATTTAGGTTAAATCAATATAATAGAATAGCTAGATTTTATAGACAAACTGGGTATTTTATAACAGGAAAAAACAATATAGATTTTTTAGAAGAATGGGATTGGATGTGTAAACATCCCACTATATTAAAAGACACAGCTTACTATGCTCCTTTTCATGAAGAAACAGTATTAAATCCTTTACTTTGGGACAGAGAATTTTATAATGGCTTGCCTCTTGTATATATTAATGGTACATTGGAGACAATAGATGAAATTTATTCTCATTTAGGTTTTACGGGAGATGTAAGAGATATAAGACCATGGCTAAAAATACCCGCTAATAAAGAAGAATTATTATTTTTCCATGGGGAAAAAAGAATAAATGTAATGAATAAAATGATAACTAAACTAAATCAACTATATGAAACCGGAACTATTTGAAATGTTAATGGCACAAGCAGTGGCCGAAAGAACAAAAGCAATTCTTACTTTAAACTTATTAAGCGAACACCCCGCTGGAATTGGAGACCATTCAACAGATGATTTTTATAATAATGCTAATGAAGCATTATCCGTTTTAGTAGATGCAGATGATAAAATTGAGACATTAAATAAATATTTTACATTACCAAAAGAACAAGTTAATGGGTGATATAGTATCAAAAGCATTTGAATTAGAAGAAAACGCTAAACTAAAAGGTATGAGTGATAGAGAGATTATGGATGCAAAAAATCCAGATGCAGCAGCAGTTAGAAAATTTGAAAAAGACTATCCTGAATTATCTCAAGAATTTAGGGAAATACAAAATGAAATGTATGAAATGTTTGCTCGTAAACATCTTGATTATGGTCTAAATAATATCGCTTTAGGAGGAGATTTGACTAATGATGATGATAAAAAGTTTTCACTTACTGGTTTAACTATTAGATTAACTGATAAAATTAGTAGATTAAAAAATTTGCTTATTAATGGTAAAAACTTTGTTAAAGGCGAAGGAATGGAGGACACGTTTATTGATATAGCTAATTATGGAATAATTGGTTTATTAGTAGGACGTGACAAATGGAAAAAATAAATTTTGGCTAGAAAAATACCTAAAATAGTAAGGGAGATTCGTTCGAATCCTCCCCAAGAGATTAATTTTGCTTATCAAAAG